GTTCCCTATCCAAGAACTTATCTTAGTCAAAGGGAAGTACTATGTTTACCTTTTGGAAGATGTTTTGAAGCTTGAGGATTCTAATTTTCTAGACTTGATGCCACAGCCGCAACATGAGCCCCCGAAATAGTAACCCCTGTTCTCATTCCATTATTTTCTCTGGTAGAAGAGGTAAAACAAGTTCTTTCTTTAGTTACCCCCTCCTCCGATTCATAAGTTTTATAAGAGGCTAATGCTCCTGACGGAGTTGTCCTAAGACTATATTCTCCATTAGCAAGCTTTACAAGACCTTCGTCTATTAATTGGCTCTGAAGAACGTCTATTCTTTCTCTTCCGAAAGACTCCATTGAAATAACCATTTCAGATGTAGAACACCCGATGTTGGCAACGTCCCTTATGTGTTTTGCAATACGATCTTTCTCAGGAATAGCAAGAACTGTAAAACATGTAGTGGCTCTTGCCATAGCATGACCCATCAACTGTTTCTGTGTTTTCACACCTGACGACTTCATCAATCCTTCCGGATCTTGAGAAAAATCTTCTAAAAATTTTATATGAGATTCAAAAGATAATGCATCTTGTCCTTTAGCGTTTCTAGACAGAAGTCTTAGCCTATCAACAAGTGCCGGAAGATTCTTCGCATCAGCTTTTAAGCTTTCAATATTATCGTCCGCATTTTTCTTAACTTCAGGACGAATATTCTCGAAACAAGAGTTTACATAGGATACTTCACGCCTCTCTCTACTTTCAACTTTTCTAATTCTCTCGGACATTCTCTTGTCCATTCCTTGTTCTTCCAAAGCTTGTATGTGAATCTCTGTTATCTGTTCGGAAGAATCCCAATCTACATCCGGCCCATCAATCTTTCTCGTACCCACGTCAGAAGTACCATCTGAAAGTTCTTTGTTTGAGGATTTAGCTTTGCTGCTAATTTCTAGAGGTTCCATTCCTTGATATCTTATGCTATCCGGAGACAAGTTAGAACCTAAATCCGTACAAATACCAACTTTTTCATCTCTGCTACATTGAACTACGGAATCTCCCTTTACTACATCTTTGGAAAGATTAGATCCGGGAATATTTTGAAATCCTGTAGTTTTCTCTATGCTTCCAACCCCCGCAAGTTCTTGGCTTCTCCCATTCACGTTTCCACGAGCCTTCAAAACTTTAGATAGCCTAGAATTTTGAGAAAGGGCTATTTCCCTACTAACCAATTTTAGAGCTATCTCAATCGAAGGAGTGCTAAAATCTGACTCTAATTCAGAAAATTCCCTAGCCAAACTCTCAGCAGTGAAATGTTCTGGTACTAAAGGGAGTTTATGCTGGTCTAGGGTAATTACAGTATTTCGGAACGCATCTATATGCCTCTCCGAAGCTTTTACTGTAATAGCCAAGGTTTTTAGAATTTTAGATTTTAAGATTTTGTTCGAAGGATCGGCTCGCAGACGATTGATATCATCTCCTAGTAGATCGGAGACTTCTGCCAGTTGTGATCTAGCGGTGTAATAACCCTGACCCGCTGTTTTGGCGGGCTCTATAATTCGTTTACGATTACCCTTAGAATCTAACTCTCCACATATAGTGGCTTCAGGACCCGAAAACTTCTGAAAAACGTGTTTTAGCAATCCCCCCTCAGTTCCAACGGAAATACCATAAGCACGATCTCTATTTGAAATCCCAACAAAATCTTTTTCTGATTTTTTAGTATTTACATGCTTAAAACCTTCCATCATCAACGGAGGAGTAGAACCATCATTAGTTCCGTAATGGACTCTATTCCCCCCTTTTCGAAGGAAAAATCTATTTAGAACCTGTCTCTGCCCCTCATTCTCAATCTCAAAACACTTTTCACCTGACTCTTTAAATCCTGAAAGGAGATCTGACAGCATATTCAAGTCGTCCGTAAACTCCTGAATCGCATCTTTTGACAGATCGAAGTTTCCTTCCGCAAAAGCATTTATAACTTTAGCAAGTGTGGTATTAGTGCTTTCAGCCTCACCAAAAATCCTATCTCGTAAATCGTTTAGTTCTGCTTCCAAATCCTCTTGCATATCCTCACCCGCTAATAAAGATAATTTTCTAGTAGCAGAATCAAAAAGAGCCACTGTTTCTGGCATTTCATCTGCAAGCCTTGAAGGCATAGAAAACCCTCCGCCTGTCTGATCGCTTACGCCTTGCTCATGATCTTGTGAACCCTCTGATTTTTGTTGGGCAATCGCAATGCGAGCTTTTATGTCAGTAACGAAATCGTCCGCGAGTCCTGTAATTGTTTTCTTTCCTGTCCTAGGTAACTCTACCTGCTGACCTAACTGCCTTTCGAGGTTGGACTTCAAGGAGGTCAATGCTTGAATATACATGTTTTGGTCTACCTTATCCCCTCTCTGACCTACAAGCATAACAGGTCCTAATGCAGAGTTCCACGCTGTGTTAGTTTGCCCTTCTACAAGAAGACTGTCTGAAAAAGAATATCTCCGCTTCCTCAGCTGAGAATAAGATTCAAGAAGTTCTTCGAAGATAAGCATGTCCTTTAATATAAATAGGGAATGCCTCTTTCGAGACATGCCCTATTATAGAAGTATTTTATAATTATTCCAAACCTGAATACTGTACTGCGAAGTCGTATCTAATCTCTACTTCAACAGTGTGAAATTCATTAGTGGCGTAGTTTAATTCTGCAAGCTTCCAAGACTTAGGGTATGCTCCGTACAGGTGAACGTGTTTGACGGGGAACATTGCGTTGTCTAGCTGGTAAATCCTAATGTGAGTCTTAAACCCTCCATTCCCTTGAAGGAATTGAGGAGTAAAAGTTCCAGTAATCGGATCGTAAGTATTTTGCATCCATTCGTAAAGTTTGGTTGCAACATCTCCTTTTACCAAGTTATCGAATGTAATGAGACATGATTCCGGAGTTACCTTTCCAGGGTAGTGAAACTTATCATTTACACGATCTGCAACAATATCTTCAGAAGCAAATCCGATTTGACCTACTTGCTTTGCGGCAAGAGTTAGTTTTTCTCCCTCACTCATTCCAGCGGGAAGATCAATTTCAACCTCCCATTGGTATGCACGAAATGATTCCAGCCCATGAGAGAGCATTGGAAGCTCCCCAGTATTCAGGGTTCTTTGGGTTTGAGTTGCGTAGTATGCGTTAGCCATTTACTTTATATATGTTTGCTGTTAGCCCAAGTCTGCTGACTGGTTAGTGAGATTGAGTTCGAAAACAAGAACTTCAGCGGTTTTGGTGGGCTTGATTAGTACCCGACACCATAGTTCATTTCTGTCAACTCTGATTGGAGTGTTCGTGGTTTCATCACAAACAACTTTGAATTCTGTAATACCTCTACGGCGACGAATATCGTCCAAGGCAGGTTCAAGAATTTTTGCTACTCTGTTCCATGTTACTGGATCGTTAGGTTCGAAGATTAGAGCTCTCGTAGAAGACATAATCATCTTACGAATAACAATCATCATTCTACGAACATTAATTCTGTCCAAAGCACTAGGAGTTCTTTGGGTTGTTCTCTGTCCCCAGATTACGATTCCATCTTGTGCGAATTTAGCAATGGGGTTGACACCGTTTCCTGGTTGGTACAGAGCGTCTCTATCCCCTTGGTTTAGATATACTTCAACATCAAAGGGCTTGGTTAGTCTACCACGGGTGAGACCTGCTGGAGCGAACCAAGGATCTGAGACCGCATCTGTGTGTGCCATGGTTCCTATGGCGAATGCAGCAGGATCGATAAACTTATCGGACTTGCTCCAAACATCAAAGATTTTTACCCATGGCCAGTAAACTGCTGCGTAAGAGGAGTTCAAGGCTACGGATCTTCCAGTTCCTTGACCGTTATGCCAGTTGATTGCTTCTTGTGCAGTATCTAATCCTTCCGGAGGGGATACTACAGCCAAGAAGTTTTGGCTTGATTCGGCAAGAGAAATCAGTGAATTCTGAACAGACTGTTCGGAAATTCCAGGAATACAGGCCATTGAAATATTTAGGTCATCTCTGTCCAAGGCGTAGAGTCCAGTCTTAGTGGCTTGTAACCCTGTAAGTGCTTCCTTGACCCTAGCATTTACGGTTCCACCCTCGTCTGCGATATCACCATTTACACCTCCAGCGAAAGAAGTGGTTCCATCAATAAATTTCAGAAATCTGGGTGTGATTGACCCGAAGACTGAAGCGGCACCTGTCGCACCAGTAGCCGTCTGGTGGTGGTTAGTTATACCAGCGGTTGCACCGGTTGCACCTGTAAGCTTGTCTTGCCAGGATGTTGGAGGAGTAAACTCTTCTGCGTTACCTCCACCAGAAAAGTCGAAAAACTGACCTTTGATGTGGTCTGATACTGCGTTATCCAACCCAACGTTAATTACATTCTCAGCAAAGTTGCCAGACTCTCCGTCCTTCTCGAAGTCCAACTGGAACTTTTCTTCTACAGCTCCATCCTTTGAGAGTTGAAGTGTAAATCCTTTTCCTGATTGAGACGCGACAACAGCTTGAAGTCCTTTATTGGAAACACCTGCAACTCTTGTAATAGAACTAAAGTTGTAGTCTTTTCCAGTGTATAAGGATTGGGCTATGTACTGGCCTCCCGGAGAACCGGGAAAGACCGTGAGGCCGTGTGCTTTTAAATAAATGGCATTCTGATAGCCTATTCCGTGCGGGTTTCCGGTATGAGCGGATACGGATCCCATTACCATCACATCAGAAGACGCTTGCAAGCTTGCTCCAGATCCTGCGTGGGATCCAACAAACCATCCCGAATCGGAAGTATCTTGCACAAAAGTCCACGGCCAAGTATCGGTTTGTACTTTTGCCACAGCATCGGAAATCTGAGCTGCTCCTGATCCCGCAACACCTGCAGGTATGTGGAGAACGTAGTGTGAAGATCCGAAGGGAGTATTGTCAACTCCGGATTCATCAGTAGAGGAAAGCGAGATGTTCATCGCGTTGGTTCCGGAAACACCAGAAACATAAATTGCAGGGCATGCTCCAAAAGCTATTCCAGCACTTGCATCTGCAGCAAGGTCTGTAGCGGCTCTAACAAAATAGAGCGCATTTGTCCTACTTAGAATTTCCGCAGCAGCTAATACACCTTGACCTCCAGATACCATATCGGGGGTTCCAAATGTTCTAATTAGCTGAGCTGCACTAGTAACAAGAGTAGCTTTATTGAGTGGGCCTGCTGCAGCAAAACCTACGATTCCAGCAATGGAAGAGTTTACTGCAATAGGGTATTCCGAGAAATCTTTCTCGATGACGTATGATCCGGGGCTGTTGTAAGTTGGCATTTATAGTTCTTTTAGGCTGTCTTAATGGAGATAAGTTTTCTCCTTGCAAGAGTTTGTACTGTAGGGGTGATAAAAGATTCTGGAATCTTAACGGAAGACTTAGATTCTAGCCAATGATGAAGGTAGTCTTTACCGTCAAAAAATATTAGTTCTTTGCCTTGGGAGCTGAGATTTCTTATAGTTAGCATGCTGTTTCCTCTAATTTATTTAGAGACTCAGCGACTTAATCTACAGATAATTTTACATATAAAACAGTTATGTCCTCCCTTTAGTTTTTTGTTTCAGGAGGTTCTGGGTCAGATAAGTGTGGAGGAGGATCAATTTTTGGATCTGGGGCTTCCCATGCTTTGGATGAAGTAGTAAAATCTACTATCTCTTCGGCATCCATATCAATATCAAACTCTGCTGATATCTTTTCTATTTGACCGGTATTCGTGTACATATACTTTCTATTTGGGATATAAGTTTCTACGGATATTTGAATAGATTTTTTCAAAACTCTGTCTTCTCTATCACCTAAGGAAGTTATGGAAGCATTTGATACTTGAGCTATAAAGGCTTTAACAGTATTACTAAACTTAGTCTTTATGTCTAAAGCTGGGTTGAACATTAGCTGAAGAGCCTCCATCATCTGATTTATATCTTCAGTATATTTTGCCCAAAAATTTATAAGGAATGCAACCTTTACAGCTTTTGGGGCTACAGATACTATTCTAACAGCTCTTTGGCTCTTCTTGTCCCAATACGTCTGCATTTCGATAACATTAGAATTTCTGCGTCTATCCGGGTCATCATCAATATCATCAATAGAGATGGTAACAACTGGCAGAACTAAGTTCCTATCTTCCTTCATTTTAGCAACCGCTCTTTCTGGATTTGCAAAGAAAGATACTATTTTTTGTTCTTTTCCTTCCGAATCTAAAATAGTCATTGTACCCATCTTACGAATAAGAAATTGTACATACTCTCTGTAAAAATCAGAGTTTGTGTGGCTATTCAATTCTAAAGCTTGAATATTTCTACGTACGTCTTCCAGAGGTCTCATCTATGTATTTATCCGCGTACTAAAGGCCTGTCAAGTACTTTTTCAGTTGGATTATTGTGTAGGGGAAGTATAACTCTAGAAGGTGAGGTGTCCGGATGATTATGATACACATTGAATTCAAAATCGTGCCATTTAGGAATAATCCTAAAAATTCCGTGACGAAGTCGATTCATATAGGGTGGTCTGTGTATCGCCATATTTTCAATTTTAACTCTCAATTTGTGACCTTCTTTTAGCTCATATGCATAAACACCAAAAGGAAGTGTAATTTCCTCAGGTTCTTTCATGCTATGACCTACAACACTGTACGTCCCACCATTGATATACCTCTCTTCTACTCCATATCCCCAATCATAAACATCGAACAAGGATACATGTACGTGAAAATCCGGATTATTAGCCGATACCGTTATTACAGCACTAGCTTGGCCAATATAATGCGAAGGCTGAACGGTATAAAGGGAATCCTCTGAAGCTCCAAAGGTCAAAGAACTTAAATCTATAACAGTACCATGAGATGGAACTTCTGAAGAGGTTAGCCCGTGCAAAATAGAGTTTACTGAATAAGCTCCAGCCTTACTTTCATTGACAAAAGAAGACATGTCATACCCTTCAACTAAAATCTCGTGTTTTGAGTTTCCTGCAATTTTGTCAACAGATGAAGGTTCAATATTGCTTATACCTAATACACCGTCATCATTTGTAAGGTACAAGGTCGTTAGTTCACAATGGTCATCAACTAAATCAGTACCGAAATGAAAGTTGGAACTAGGATCATATGCGAAGAAAGAGTCTAAAATATTTTCAGCCTCTTCGCCATCCTTCCAGCGAGGATCATCGGGAATGACCGCATATCTGATACTTGGATTAGCAGAAATAGGACCTTTATAAGTAATAGGGCTATATGCACCTTCGTAGTTCAGGACATCAGCAAATATATCTCGCATAAAATACTGAAACAGTTGAACCCTGTTGATTTGCAGTTGAAAAACGGACTCCATCATGTTCTCAGGGGATCCATGACCTCCAGTACTAATGGTTATAGCTCTCATAGCTCCAGGAGGTGCTTCAATAAGAGAACTTACCAACAGGTCAGGAGAACCCCAAGCATCGTCATAAGACATCCAAGCTTGTATATGGGTATTAGAAGTCTTCAATTGCTCAAAAGTTCCCGCAGGATAAAGAGTGCTATTCCATCGAGGATCATCTCTCATTAGATCATAATACAGTCCAGACGCATTATTATCGTAGAAATACTGTCCTACCAAAGCGTGGACGGCAGGATCATGATGAACTCCTTGGGAGGGACCTCCATCTGGGTCCCAGGGAATGGGTTCGTCGTTATACCCGTTCGAAAGTGCGTTACCGGAGAAATCTTTTTTATCGATAACGATTTTTTCTGCCCATGTTGGAGATCCGGTTTCAGGACTGATGCATAAAATTTTAGGGTATTTATGGGTTGCTTCTCGCCAGCCAGCATCAATAATACTTTGAATTGGGTATTTATCTGCATACGCTGCCCCAAGGAAAGACATAATCCCTCCCTGAGATCTTCCCATTATACCAAACTTATCAAAATCTAAAAAAGAGTAATGCCTAATTTTGAATCTTTCCTCTACAAGTTCAAAATACTCGAATACATCTGCTACAGCCCTATGGCTCCAGAATTGATGTCCACTTACAGTAGGGTTTAGTTCTGCAGAAGGTCCCTGTCCTCTTACATCCGCAGCAATTGAGCAATATCCATATTTTGCGGCATAGACCCCTCTTCCTCTGTTTACCTCCTTGCTACCCCCCGAGCCATGAAGCATGAGAATGGTGGGCCATCCAGATTCAGGCCTACCTTTACCTGGAAACCTTACATCAACCATTACTTTGTATCCGTCAGAATATGTAAGAACTTGGTCTAGAAATTCTACGTAGAGAGGAGGAATGATATCTTGATACGAGTCGTGAGGGATAATCTTTTCTGCATCTCTTAGGACTTTAGCGGAACAAACTAAATGATAAACTCCGTAGGATTCAAAACTGTCTTCCTGAACTTCAAAAATTTCAAAATACACATTCGAAAATTCAGGCTTGATAATATCTCCAGGTACTAAAATGACTCCAAACGCATTTTCAATTTCTCTCTTATTGAAAGTAAATGTTTGGTCATTCGTTATTTCAATTCCAAACTCACTAAGATTTTCTTCAAAAGGTCTTGGAGTGAAATGACCGTACATTCTACGAGGTTTTTGATAGAAAACCTTAGTTCTATTTTCATCATATAAATCATCAACTCCTCCCGGAATATGTCTGTATATGAGAATAGGAGATCCTGCTAAGTTAGCGATTTCCCCATCCACCATGTTGAACAAATTAACATCGGGATTTGCTGAGTCAAACAAGTTCAGTAAGGGATCTCTTTCCCTACTGTCAGCAAGAATAGGGTCTTCCTGTTCCGGAAATTCGAAAAATTCTTTTTTATCCATTGGAATCTATTTGAGAGTCATCTACGAATTGATCTTTCAAAAGATTCTCTGCATCTCTCAGAACTCTTGCGGATGCTATAAGATGAAAAACTCCGTAAGCTTCAAAGCTATCTTCCTGCACTTCGAATACTTCAAAGTACACATTTTGAAACTTAGGCTTTATAACATCTCCAGCATGTAAAGGTCTTTTCAAAGCCACCTCAATAGCCTGCTTATTGAAAGTAAACGTTTGATCGTTTGTAAGCTCTATACCAAATTCGCTAAGATTTTCTTCCATTGGACGTGGATCATAATGTCCATGCACGGAGATTGGCTTATGGTATATTACTTTCCCCCTTCTCTCTTCGTATACATCATCAAAGTTTTCATCTCTTGTATACCTGTAAATAAGTAACTCTGAACCTGCAATCCCTATAAGCTCTCCGTCTACTACATTAAATATTCCAATATCTGGATTTGTAGGGTCAAACATGTTGATTTTGGATACTCCTTTTCCCGCAAAAGCTTCGTCGGCTAGTACGGTCTTTTTAGGCTTAGGAGGATTATACCAATTTTTATTCTTTCTTTCCATTAGAACGTAGTGAAGGCTGGAGGCTCCTCTATCTCCGTGAAGAGTTCCTCAATGAATCGCTGTTGTTCTGCGTTTCCTTCCTCAACTAAGGCTTGGCCGTTTAGCTGAGCTCCTCCTCCAGGAGAAGGCAGAGTGCTGTACTTGCCTCGGATTCCTCCAAGTATCACTTTAGCTATAGCGGTAGCGAATTTTTGAACCCAGTTAACAAAATACGGATGTAGGGTTCCACTATTGAGAGCTCTAAACTGAACAATAACTTCTTCCCCTCGCTGTGGAGTAGGGTGAAGCAAGAGATACTTGTTATCTACAATATCCCAAGAACCATCTCTCGATAGAATCTTTCTGATCTGTTCCAGGTGCATTGTCATCAAAAGAAAATCAGAGATTGCAAAATCTCTCATCAAAAAGTTATCCTGGAAGTACTTGATGAAAAAATCAAACTCAAGAGACCCTTGTGCAGCTTGCACAGCAAGCAAGGATTTCTTATAGATCACATACTGCATATTATTCATAACTACGGAGGGAAGTTCATAAATACTCTCACCGGGTTCAGTCCTGAATGTCATGTAATTCGTGCACCAATTAGGAGCATGAAAATCTAGCTTGGAAATAGCTTCATCAATTGCTGTAAGAATTTGATGGTCTGTAAGCTCTACCCTGATAACCGGGGAACCAAGACGGGACATGATGGAATCTTTTATACTCTTGTAGAACTTTGAGAATTCTACTTGCTCAGAAAATCTAGACCTATTGATAGTATCATAATCAATATCCCCTAGAAAATTAACAGCGCTAGTGGAATTGCTATTTCCGACTGGCGTGGTAAAGGTATTTCCAAAACTAGTCTTCGGTATCACTGACATTTAATTTCTCCTTGTTTTTAGTAATAACCTTTTTAGGTTTCGGTGCGACTTCCTTTTCTTTGGCTGTAAGGATTACGGAGATTCCTTCCATGCTAATAAGATTTTCAGTATCAAATTCTTCTCCGGGAGATACGCATCTAGTTGTTATCCCGTCTTTTAGGTACACTGCTGATTTAGTGGTATTTTTATACTTCATAATGAGAGCTCCCTTTATATACGAAAGAAGGGAGCTCGAAAGCTCCCTTCTTTACTAAAAATTATGACCTATTACAGTTTAGCACCGTAAGTTGATGCGATTCTTTCGAATGGCAAGGTCAAGAAGTTGGAATCAGCACCAACGAGACGGATGATACGATACCATCTAGACTCAGGGGTGACAACAGATTTGCCGTAACGCGTAATCAAACCTTTCCGTGGTTGGAAATCTTCAGGGTTGATGACGGTTGGCAGCATCTGGACCGGAATGTATGGTGAGTAAACATACCCGCCTTCCATTGCGTTAGAACCTTTGTAACCTACGAGAATCTCGTCTTCTGGCCAGAGAGGATCAACATATACATCGTACATGCCAGCCCACTTGCCTTTGTAGTGAATCTGAGCACCTAGCGTACCGGCTTCTTCAGTACCCAAACCACCTTCGAGCTTAGCGGCAGATTGCAACATAGCAGCGACGAGCGGAGAAGTAATGATGTAGTTACCAGCACCACGGTAAGTGGTCTTGTAGATATCTTGAGCAGCAAAGTTTACTGCAGCAAGAAGGTTAGAGTATACCTCACCAACGTGACGAGGAGCTAGGGAAAGAGAGGTAGTAGAGAAGTCTACAAAGTAAACATTTCTCAATCCACCAGCAGCGTTAGCACCAGCTTCGTTATCGCCAACGACTTGATCGAAAGCAAACTGATTAGGAGTCCAATCATGGTCTGCAGGGAAACTGTTAGGGTTACCAAGATCTAGACCACCACGGTTGAACGCAGGGTTTACAGTTGGATTAGCTCCAGAGACATCGTACGCAATCATACGAAGATCTTCGAGAATTTCCCGGTCAATCTCCAAAGCAACTTCTTTGCCGAGCAAATCAGTAAGTTCACGCTCAAGATCAAGGTTATGGTAAGCC